AGCCAGTCACCATAGTGCTTATCGATCTTCTGGCCACCAATCTCAATCTCCACATAGTCGATCAGATTGTGACCGACCCAGTTCAGCCAACGGAACTGGGCACCAGCAGGATCAGTGCTCTGCAGAGCCACCTGGGGCAGAGTCACCTGCAGATAAGCACGGTGAATCAAATCACCGTTACGGGAGATAGTGCAAGTCACACGCTTCCCGAAGTTGGCCACGCCGTTAAAGGTCTGCTCGATAGACTCCATGGAGAAGTTAGAGTGACGACGATACAGCTGCTTGAAAAAAGTCACCTGGGGATTCGCAGTCAGATATACGTCCTGAGCACCGTAAGCCACGAGCTGCATTAAACCACCTCCGGACATTGCTTATAATCAACCGTTAGAAAATATTCTGTAAACAACCGGGGAACTCCTGAAACATCTGAACGACGCAGAAGATATCTAAAGATCAGCGTCAGTGACTAGAGTATGTCTAATCTACAAGAAGTACTGATCTCCGAGGTAGTGCCTACAGAGTTTATGACAAAACAGATCCAGAAGCCGACAACGCTCGAGGCCTATCATAAACAGAAACTACAGGGGTTTAAGGATAAAAAAGATGAGGTCGCTACACTTCGTGATACTCTTGACAACCTGGTCAAGACCCGTGATGGCCTAACACAATTATCCGATGAATGGCGACAGCTTACAGATGAAATTGATCATCTCCGTAAAGAAATTGAGGCCACCGATCACGATGAATCTCGAATCGACTATTTTTTATCCGTGGGTCCTATGATCTTCGATTATTACGATGCCCAAGAATCAGTTGCATCCGGTACCAATGTGAACTCCTCTGTTACGAGGATGCCATCCAATTCGGTCCTCAGTTATTTTGCCGTGGCAGAGGCACCAAAGGTGGTCAAGACCGTTAAAGGTCCCATTAAGGCCAGTTCTCTAGACTCCACTGACGGCCTGAATCGAGACAAGATGTTAGAAAAGTATCTGGCTGTTGTGGATCCCATGTCGATCAAGAGCGGAGTTCTCCCAGGATCCGGTATGGAGCCTGGATGGGGAACCTGTCCCGCCTGCGAGGTCGAAATGACCTTTTATCAGAATGAGGCCAAGCTCGGTTGTCCCGAATGTGGACATGAGGAGTTTATTCTGGTCGACTCCGAGAAGCCCAGTTACAAGGATCCACCCCGCGAAATTACCTATTTCGCCTACAAGAAGATCAATCACTTTAATGAATGGCTGGCCCAGTTCCAGGCCAAGGAGAATACCGATATTCCCCAGGATGTGATTGATGCTGTTCTCGGAGAAATCAAGAAGGAGCGGATCCGTGATCCCAAGCGGGTCAAGAAGGAGAAGATTCATCAGATTCTGCAGAAACTCAAGCTGTCGAAGATGTATGATCATGTTCAACAAATCAAGAATAGGATTCAGCAGCAGATGACCACACTGGTTCTGTCAAGAGAGAATGAGGAACGGCTGCAATTCATGTTCAAGGAGATCCAGCCAGCCTTTATTAAATACTGTCCCAAGGGCCGGTCCAATTTTCTGTCCTATCCCTATGTCCTGAGTAAGCTCTGTCAGCTTCTGGAAATGGACGAGTTTCTGCCGTGTTTCCAGCTCCTGAAGAGTCGCGAGAAGCTGTATCAGCAGGATCAGGTGTGGGAGAAGATTTGTACGGAAATGGGCTGGCAGTTCATCAAGAGTATTTAGGAGGTCTGCGGTATTCATGTAAAATCCTTTTAAGGTCCTACTATAATGTCGGCTTGCCCGAATTGTCGAATCCATAGTTTCATGCCCTTTGGATTTCAAGATGATACCACCTTTGTGTATACAGCCCCGGTGCTGTCTACCGAATTTGGCGAGACGAATCAAACCTTTCTGAATCACAAGGCCCATTTCGATTCGATTCAAGGTTCCTGGATATGGATTATCGATTTCGCCAAAACCGATATGAAGCATTATATCACGATTGGACTTACGAAGAAACTGTCGGAATATCTGAATTCTGCTCATTCATCAAAGCTGAAAGGGATCTATCTGATTAATCCCAATTTCTGGCTCAGAAATACAATCAAACTCGCCAAAACGGTTCTGCCAAATTTAGAAAAGAAACTGAAAATGATTGAGTCTACGGGAACTGGATTGTTACTTGAATTGGGGTCTATGGGGGTCCAACATAAATGGCTTGTGATTCTAAAAGAACTGTTAGTGTAGATATGTCGTGTCCGTATAAGAATCTGTTTGGTGCCGAAGGTACAGGGGCTCATTCGTATCGATTTATGGGTTTCGCCGTGGTCGATGCGGGTCTAACAGTCTTGGTTGCAGGTTTACTTGCCTGGGCCTTCCGAACCCCATTTTGGTGGACTCTGTTGGCGTTTTTTATATCTGGCATTATTCTGCATCGACTATTCTGTGTGCGTACAACGCTGGATAAGATTTTATTCCCTGAGGTTAGGTCGGCTTAAAGGGATCTGGTCTTATAGGGGTAGGGGCAGAGGCCTGGGAAAATGGCCCAGTAGCTCAATCAGTAGAGCGCTTCCTTTACACGGAAGAGGTAGAGGGGGCAGAACCCTCCTGAGTCAATCTCTCTGGCCTTTGGCCAGAGAACATGGTCCTGTAGCTCAGTTGGTAGAGCGTGGTGCTTATACATTCGTGTATACTTAAGGCATTCTGCCTTTTTGCTCTTGCAGAGCAAAAGAAACGCCAAAGTCGCGGGTTCGACCCCCGCCTGGACCACCAGCACACCAATAATTTAGTGGTAGAATAAGAGATTTCCAATCTCTCAGTCCGGGTTCGATTCCCGGTTGGTGTATTCGTCTGGGCCCCTATGGGAACCAGACACTTAAGTCTATTCAAGTAGACTTCTGCCCCTTTACCTTTCAGGTTCAGGGGCTTTTTGCCCCTTTACCTTAACAGGTCCAGGGGCTTTTTGCCCCTTTAGCGCAATGGATAACGCGTCAGCCTTCTATTGTTTGACTTCGTCAAACCTACAGGACTGGAAGCTGAAGATTGTGGGTTCGATCCCCACAAGGGGTACGGACCTTTTAAGAGCTATGTTAGCCCTTAAAAGGTCTTTTCGTTCGTTGCGAAGCAACGAACAATGCAACAAATAGGCCTTTTAAGGACCACAGCACCCCTGGTACTCTACTATGGGCCCTGCTGCCCCCACAATAATATATTGACCCTGACCTCCTTTTGCCGTAGTCAGAGTCGAAGCGTCTCTACCTGAAGGCCCCTGGATAGGCTTAGTAGGATTCGCAGCCTTGTATTGCGCAATTATCGCACCCTTAAGACGACGTGTGCGTGCCTCATAAGAATTATCATAATTCGGCATCCTACTAAAGAAGAAGACTTTAATATCTAATAGATGCGGATCTTCGTTCGTGCCGAAACCTATCCAAACGAATACAGAGTTCCCTTAACACCCCATGATGCTCGCACCCTGATAGAAAAGGGTCACACAGTTATTGTCCAGAATTCCGAGACACGGTGTTTCGCCGATGACGAATATAGAGAAGATGGTGTCAAAATATCGTATCAGCCCTGGTACTTGCAACCACCTGATACCTTGATCATCGGTCTCAAGGAGCTCGAACATCTCGAGTTATTACGAGGACACTCTCATCTTTATTTTTCGCATGCTCTGAAGGGCCAGACAGGATCTACTGAGATTCTTGAGGCCTTCCGCAAGTCTAAGAGCACCCTCTATGATCTCGAGGCCTTCACTCATGAAGGAAAGCGTCTGCTCTCGTTCGGATTCTATGCTGGAGCTGTCGCTGGGATTCTAGGAGTCAAGGCATTTGGAGCTACTTTAGGACCTTTGAACCCAACCTCATTGGATGCGCTGGCGTATAAGTATCGACCTATTAAGGGGACTATTGGAATTGCCGGTTCTGGTCGCACCAGTCAAGGTGTTCAGAGTGTACTCAAAGGATACGGACTTCCCTATACGGTCTTGAAGCGAGGAGATCCTATTGATCCAACCCAATTCGATATCTTTTTCAACTGCGTCTTATTAGATCCAGACTATAAGGAGAAATGGGCCACAGACTCTGACAGGCCTCTGCTAATCGTGGATGTCAGCTGTGATTCATCGAAGCCGAATTCTCCTCTGCCGCCTATTCGGACAACTTGGCAAAATCCCGTATACCGATCCGGGACTCTGTCCATGATCGCCATTGATAATCTGCCATCGCTGATTCCGAGGGATGCATCGATGAATTTTTCGGCGATCCTGGAAGGCCTCATGGATACCTATGGTAGTCTAACATGGATGAATGCTAGGGGCTAGTCATAGTCTTCATCGGAGTCATCCTCATCAATTTGATACCCTTTTGCATGTGTTGTTGCATAACAATCTGGTGAATAGTGACCTGTGCGACCACATCGATAACATGCACCTTTAGTTTTAGTAGGTTGCTTTCGTTCTTGTTGTGACTTACATGATTTCTCATGAACTCTACATCCGAATTCGGTTGTAAAGGTTCGATCACAGTAATCACATCCGTACACAACTTCACTCTCACTCTCATATTCAATTGCCTTCCCAGAAACTTCAGTCTTTGCATAACAGTCCTTAACAAAGTGGCCCTTGCGACCACACTGTGTACAACAATCTGTAGCTGCCCTAATCTGCATGTTGATTGCCTCTGTGTGAAAGTCACTCAGATTCAGTTCAACAAAGGAACCACCTCGAACCTTATCGATTCCATATTTGGACATATATTCCAGAGTGATCTTGTCTTCGTCAAATGGAGAAGCATTTTCATGAATCTTATCTATCGCTAAAGGCCGATATTTGTTAGTCCATGCAGATCCTTTGCCATTCAGATGCTGTTGATAACGATTCATTACATTCTCGCTTTTTCCAACATAGTAATTCCCGCCAGTTAGCTTGAGTATATAAATACTTGTCATTATGACGGTTTACCATATATTACGATTAGTCAAGCTTACCTAAACAGCCTCTACCATAGACCTAATATGTCTATTGTCGCATCCTTTGACTTGGGAATCAAGAATCTGAGCTATTGTGTTCTGACTCTCGATACCTCAGGGTCTCTGGTCTCCGTAAATCGTTGGGTCAATCTGAATCTGTTAGCGGGCGGTGCAGAATCTCAGACGCAGACGCGATGTGCCTGTGGTGGGCCTGCTTCTTATTCTAACACGATTGGCTCAGACTTCGTCCGCCTCTGTAAGAAATGTGCTAAGAAGTCCGCAAAGGCTCCTCTTGAACTTGAGGATACGAGTCTTAAGGGCTGGCGTGCCTACGGTGAGTCCGTACTTGGTCTCGATGCGAAGACCGCGAAAAAACTGTCCAAAAAGGATCTCGAGGCTAAGGCGGCCTTAATTCGTCTGATGCCGTACAAGGCTCCTAAGGCGAAAGGTGTTACCCTCCAGGCTCTGCTCGCAGCCATGGAGATCTGTATGTCGAATGAGATCGATCATCTGGCTCCTGCTGAACGAATCCGTATTGAGAATCAGCCAAGCGAGTTCGCGCCCCACATGAAGTCTGTACAGATTATGCTGTTTACGCTTCTGGACCATCGGCTCCGTACAGAAAAGGCCTGGACGGGGACTATGGAATTCGCAAATGCATCAGTGAAGACAAAGGGCACGGATGCGACCACGGGTAAAGACGGAAAACGCTCGAGAAAGATTGCGGGTATGGAGAAGGTCACTAAGATCCTTACGGACTTTGGTGGCGGTGCAACCTGGTTGTCCTGGTGGTCCGCGCAAGCCAAAAAGGATGATTTGGCCGATGCTTTTATGATGTGTCTGGCTTAGCAGGGATTATGTTAGGGCCCCCAAAGCGCGACCCCGTACTTCCTCCACGCATATGAATACAGATGCTGGGTTCCCATATCTGTATTGCACTTCTTACACACCGGAATCAAATTTGCTAGCTCAAGAGTACCACCTCGTGATCTAGGAAAGATATGTCCCGCATCAAAGGTCTGATAACTGAATCGAGCCGCGGATTCACTAATGACCATCTTTTGGCAGCAGGGGCACAGCGCAGTTCTAACATTTGGGAAGTAGGTGTCCCATACGGTTGTTCGTAGTGCATCGGTCATGGTGTCATTGTTACGGTCCAGTGTCGACGCGTCAACCAGGCTCTGATAGTACGCGGCGATCTGATCTCCCGCGTCTTGAAAGGACTGCTTGAGGGCTTCTAATGGGTTCGTCTCGAGCTTCCGCTTCTTACTGGGTCTCGCTACTGGAGCCCGCTTTGTCTCTCTCCTTTCCCTCTCCTCAATGGATAGAGTCGGACTATCTGAGTTCATGTACAGAGCTCTTTGCATAGAGGGATAGCAGTCAACCTTTATAGGCCTAAGAGGATCGCGTGATGTCCAACAGAACTTAACATATGAATCCACTTGTGTTCCTCGGGATTCCAATCCTCTCGACCAGTCTTATCAAGGTACATTACGGTTGCTATGCAGGCAACTGCTGCAATTTGATACCACAGAGCCCCATAGACCACGTAGACTGCTCCGCAGCAGACTACCACCAAGATAGCGGACTGATCCAGATACCAAATTGTATCGGTTACATACTGTTCTTGATGGAAAAAGAAAGTGGTAGTCGCCAGGGCCAAAAAGGCCAGTCCATATCCGTATAGTCGTTTGTAGAAGGCATGGATAGCATTCGTCAGAAACAGAAGGCCCGTTACATGGAGCATAGTCCCTAATAAAATACATAAGTAAGGGTGTTAAGATACGACCGTGAGTCGCGTTCTAGACCCCAATTAAAGCTCTTGTTCTATGACAAGGCAATGAGTGTCCAATTTGCTGAGTCCAGCTCCAAGCCATCCATTTCCGAGCTTGCCTCTTTTGCTTCCAAGGCAAAGGATATCGATCTCGGTGCCGATGTGGTCGATCTCGGCGACGATCTCGGAATGAACCTCCTGGCCAATCAGAGCAAGGTATCGGCGTCTCCGAGACAGAGTCAGAATCAGAGTCAGAATCAGAGTCAGCCCAAGCAGGTCTCTTTTACCATGAATCAGAGTTCTAACTCCGATGCTCCCAGTATCCAGATCAAGCCACTCGATGACCTCGAGGTGGTGAATCTGGATGCCGGTCCCGGAGCCAGCGATATTAAGATTAACAGAGCGGCCGATGTTCCCTTCATGTTGCAGCCTGAGGCGCCTCAGGGTCAGGGGCCACAGGTCACGACCCGTATTAGTCCCGAGGAGGAGGCCCGGATTAAGCAGGAGCTGCTGACCAAGATCAGTCGTCTCGATGCCCGCGAGGTCACCGGTCAGCGCATGACGATGTCCAACTCTCTCGACGAGATCAAAGCCGAGGTGGATAAGCGTACCGACAGCCGGAATCTCGAGGCCTCTCTCCGTTTTCAGCGGAATGCACTCATGACATTCGTAACCGGTCTCGAGATGGTGAACGACAAGTTCGGGCACAGACTGCCGGTAAAGCCCCGTCTGAAGGGCTGGTCCGAGTCCGTGCACACGAATGTCGAGGATTTTGATGAGATCTTCGAGGAGCTGTACGATATGTATAAGGACAAGACCAAGATGCATCCGCTCCTTCGCTTGGCCGGAACTCTGGGTGTCTCTGCGACCATGTATCACTTGACGAATACGATGGCCGAGAAGTCCGGAATTCCTGGAATGGCCGATCTGCTGAATGAGGATCCAGAGCTGCAGCGCCAATTTGCCCAAAAGATTGCGGCCAAGATGGGTGGTGGTATGGGGAATTTCATGGCGGCAGCAATGGAGCGACCAACGAATAACGCGTCATTTGGTTACCAGAGCCAGGGTCAAGAGACACCACGTATGCCCTTTAATATGGCTTCTTCTTCAGCGGAAGCCGAAGTTCCTAAAGCCCGTCGTGAGATGCGTGGTCCCGCCGGTGTAGACGATATTCTCCGTGCCTTCGAGGCAGAGAGAGCACAGACTATTGAGATTCCTATTCATACCCAGAGCGCTGGTGTCTTCACACCAGGCGGATCTGGTCCTGATGGGCCCAGGAACGTCCAGGTTCAGAGGGCCAATGATCCTATGGCCGAGTTCATGATGGATACTCAGAGTGTGGGGAGCGCAGGAACTTCTGCATCAGGACGCCGTGGTCGCAGACGGCAAACTGAGACTATTGGAGCCGAACTGACGCTGAATGTCTGAGGCCTCCTTAGGATTCAATTTAGTCAGAAGATACCACGAAGAATTTTCATTAAACAGATAATGCAAACAGATCAGAATGAGAATTGTCAACCAGAATGCCACGACTATGTTTCTCGTACCGATGAACATAATGGTGAAGAGCAACAGAGGACGAAATACCGTGTGTTGCATGAAGGCCTCCTGTGCCGGTGTGACCGACAGCGTCATGAATCGACCACCAAGATTGAGCACAATGTATGCGAGACCCAGAATATAGGGATTCATGTTAAGATCATGCAGAGTCACGAGAAATGAGTCCATGCCCTTTATTTGATCTTGTTTTAATGGGGCAGGAGCATTCATATTCGTATGCACGGCCTTTTTCTTCATCCCTAACTTACCGGTTTATTTTTGTGAACATAGTGAGGCGTGAGAATCCAGATTACCCACACGATACCGGCGACAAGGCCCCAAGCCGGACGATAGTCAGTGATGAGAAGGACTATTATTGCTGCGAGAACGCGGAATAAGGGCTGTGTTGCCAGTGTCACGATCATACCTATCTTACTTGGAGTTTTTTGTCTGTTCCTCAGTCTCCTGAAATGGCAGATCAGGCGAGGTTCGTTCCTGAACACCCTTAGGATGTATATTCAATGTACGTTCATCTAACCATGGTTTTGCATCTTGTGGCGTCACTGTATCCTTGAGTAATACAGTTTCAGAACGCTCTTGTATGGCCTCTGGTTCTTCTAACATGATTTTCTCAGATGTCCATCGCTGCTTCCTTTCGACCTTATCCTTGCTGATGGACTGAGTAAAACCTTCGACATAATCCGACATGTTCGTGCTAATTACGAGGATAGCGATAGCCATACCCAGGATAGGTTTATAATAGCCTGCTGCAACAGCAACTACAAGACTGAGAATACGACCTATGTTAGTTCGTAAACCCCACGACATCGGTATGGGCAACTGGTGGGGAAGTGCGGCCAGAGTGATTATAGCAACGGATACCATCCAAATTGGTTCCATGGGAAACCAGTGAAGTTTGATTGGGGACTGCATTACTCTAACATGGGTCTAGAATCTGTGGATCCTTACAGCCCAGCTGTAGGATCCTTATCCTTACAGCCCAGCTGTAGGAT